GGTTGCTGCATCAGCTCACAAATCCGCCTATAAAACCAATCGTACTTGTTGTAACTCCCAAGTTGCAACTTCTTCACAAGACTTCAATTGATATGTGTAGTGAGGCCCATACGAGCTTAATTGCTATCAATGGCGAACAAGAGGACTGTCAAGCGGAGGCAACAGCGCAAGCGACGTGCCGCCGGTTCTACGATGGGGCTTCCGGAGCAATCCGGAACATTCTCGCCTTTGAAAATACCGAAAGGGCTGCCAGCAGTTTACGCTACACCTCCCTGGAAACGCGGAGAAATCCTGTGGGACCAGATGAAGATGCAGAAGTTGAAGCAGATGCGTCGGGGCACACTCCGCAAGCTGGCGGGATTGTCGACGCTGTTGAGGCCTGTTCAGGGCCATCCGGAGGCAGTGGCATTCGCGAAAGCGAACAGGAAATTCTGGGCAACAGAGCATGGGAAAGCGGAAGCGAGGCTACGGGATGTGGACGCAGAATTAGTCCGCAGAGGGAAAGTTGTGGAGGAGGATGTTCTGGTAGGGAATCTACCGGAAGTGCTGACGTTATTGGAACCACCACCGGCGTTTGTCCCACAGTCGAGACAGCCCAAAGCTGGCTCGAATCGCAGGACCAAGCGCTCGTTAAAGCATCAGCAGTTGTCGGCCGCAAGATCTACATTGCAGGCACAACCTACGGAAGCCGCGGCTGGGCTTGTCCCGGCTGCGATCACCACACGCTCTACTGGTGTAGTGAGGAAAGCGCAGGCTGTTGGCACCGCGAGTGCTACGACAAAACCTACAACATCTCGAGGGCAACGCAGAAATATGCGGAGCTGTGCTACGTCAACAGACGCGCAGCAGACGTTGCCAACCGAGTCTACGACGCTTTGCTTGAGGTGCCGATGCGATCTGAACCCGGCACATACGGTCCACATCCAGGGGGCGGCCGTGCAACGGAGCCACCAAGAATACTTGAGTGCACTAGGGACCGTCGCATCCGCGAGGCCCAGGAGCGTCTCGATGGACAGTCTGGTTTCAACTGCAACGAGCGGGAGCCAGTGGGACCGATACTCACGCCAATCGATTTCCTACAGACACCCAGAAGGCTTAGAGCCAGTAATGGTAATGAGCCCAGACGACCAACTGCCAGAAATACCACCGCAAGAGAACCGCCACCACCTTACAGCAGCACAACGGAGGCAGCAGAGACACCCTTGCCAGTCACCGTTGAACGCGCCGTTAGAGAGCGCGAGCATTGGCGTCTCAACGGGGACGTCGGAAATGAGCTGTGGTCCAGACGACCAACTGCCGCAGGAATTGCCGCCAACGCCGCAAGAACTGCTGGTGATAGAGCAGGCGGAGGCCGCGGGCATACGCGTTCTGCTGCCGGGTCTGGTACGGGGGGTGAGCGTAGGAGTGGGGCCGGAAACGGACGGGGTGGACGTGGTGGTCGATGCACGACCGCCACCACACTACGATCCACAACAGCGGAGACACAACAGGGCACCAACGAGTCAAGGCACGCAGGTGGCACTTATGACGACTTCCTCGGGCGACGCGGCTTCAGGACCGGACGGTCAAGCCGCAGTGGATCAACTCGGCAGGTCGGTAATGCGGCCGAAGCCGAAGGAAGGAGAGAAGTTGTTACTCACGAGCGACAGGGCGTTAGCGAAAACGCCGCTGCCAGTGGGGAATTCATGTGACGCCATCGCCCTTAGGGCGAAGCAGCGCAGACAGATGTCGGCGTTGGCTGATATTACAGCCGACTTAGCCGCTTCTGCCATGTTGGAGGAGCGAACACCGATGCTATTGCAAAGGTTGAAACGCGAAGCGCGCACAATAGCGGAGCGCTATGATACCTCCCACTTAACGCGCACGGAACTGACGCACGAGCTCACGAAATGCGTCGGTGCTGCGATGATCATGACACCAGCAGAGATGGAAGTTAGGCAGCTGCTGAAGGATGAGACAACATCACGTGGACTTGCCAAGGCCAGTGCGACAGCAGTTGGCGATCTTGGGACTCGTGGCTTCTTTGGTACGCTCTTCAGACAGAGCGTCAGGTTGCCACCAGCAGGCAAGTGACGACGCCAGGCGGAGGTTGCCGTCTGTCAGTGGCGCACATCGAGGGTTGCGCCGCGGGACGGCACCGACGTTCGGCGTCTTATTGCGTTTGCAAATTGTGAGTCGAGGAAGGTAACTCAGCACATGCCCTTAATAGCAGGGTATACCGACCCACAAACTGCTTACCAATGCTGTCAACACAATGTGCTGATAGGTATCAGTGAGCGGCACTGCTGCCCAACGCCACTTCTAGTTACTGACACAGGAGTTGGCGAGCGATGGTTATGGGACAGAATGCGAGAACAGGGTATTGTTGTTGGCGGCGTACAGAAGTGGAGTGATGCTGTTGTGGTTGCTACACGCAAAGGGCCGAAAAAGAAGATCTACGCAGCTGCTTTTGAGTCGTTGCGGATTGATCGGCTCACTGTACGAGATTTCGGGGTTAAGAGCTTTGTCAAGTTTGAGCTCTGTGCAGTTGCTACAGCGGTTGAGAAGGCTCCTCGCCTTATACAGTACCGTAACAGCCGCTACACCGCCTCGATCGCCAAATACCTTGCACCAGTCGAGAAATGCTTTTATGCTAGTGTCTGGAATGGCACTAAGCTGTCTGCCAAAGGACTAAACAGCTGGGACCGAGCCGAGCAAATCGTTGCTATGGGCGGGTCTGGCCGTACCTACATCTGCCTGGACCACTCTAGGTTTGATTCTCATCAAACGCCTGAGTGGTTAGCCGTTGAGCATCGATTCTATCGAAAGTGCAATGAGTCGAAGGAGCTACAGTGGCTGTTGAAGGCGCAGCTTGATAACAAGGTGCTGAGCCGTACAGGTGGTGTTAAATGGAAGTCGGTCGGCGGCAGAATGTCTGGTGATTTTAATACGTCACTAGGCAACACCGTCAACAATTTGGTGGCTATAAGCACTTGGCTGGACAACTATAACATGCTTGATGAAGCACGCATTATTGTCGACGGTGATGACTCCGTCGTATCTGTACCAGACAACGCTGTCGAGATGCTGTTGGCTAACCTGGCCAGCGACTTCTCGCAATTAGGGCTAACAACTAAACTGGAGAATGTATGCACTTATCCGGAGGGCGTGCAGTTCTGCCAATCCAGACCGGTCAAATTATCGGCAGGCTGGAAAATGTGTCGCGATTATCGCCGCGCTTTGTCACGCGTGGCGTACACTGTATACTCAATCCCAC